ATGGCGTATAAATCCACGCCGCTTGATGGTGGCCAACTTCCCGCGCTTACATCAGATACCGGGCTATAAACAGCTACTGGATACCCATTAACAGTTCCCTGAGATATCGTCGCGGCTAGACCCGTAATAGTCTGCACATAGTCAAATGCTTCATTTGTTGCGCCGACTGACGCGCTTGCCGCTAAACCTGTTAGCGTCTCGACAAAGTCAAAAGTCGTAGCTATTGTCCCAGGTGAACCTGTGGCTGATAAGCCAGTAATTGTGGCAGAGTC